TGGTCTTCTCAAGCGATGCGGCGTTAAACAACGCGACCCGGCGTCTCATAAATGAGACAACGATGAGTGAGCAGGAGAAGATGGGTATCCTCCTCAGCATCAGTTCCAGTCAGGCTGTACACCCGGATGCTTTGGCTAACCTGTTCATTCGGTACGGCGGTCTTAACTATGACCCCTCGATCTACAAGTACGTAGCCACAGACAAGAAGGATAACTTTGTATCTCTGGTACAGGGTATCGATACGATCGGTGCTAAGTATGGCTTAACCAAAGAGCAGGCCGAGCGGGTAAGTCATACAGCCTTTGAGGCCAAGCGTCTGAGTTCTATTGCCCGGTTTAACCGAGCCTTGAAGGTAGAGATTGATGACCTGCGCGACATGGCTAGGACTGCCTCAGATCCTACCGCCCGTGATCTGGCCGCCAAAGAGGTGCGCCGCAAGGTCAAGGACTTCAAGTTTGTCCACATGACCGATGAGCAGATTCAGCGTGGTCTTGATCTGTTTAAAACCATCCCAGAATTAAACGCCCTTGTAGATACTTGGAACGGCATCCGTGAGAACTCCCGCAAGGAATTGGTAGAGAGCGGCCTGTGGTCTGAGCAAGAGGCCGAAGGTCTCTTGAGTAACATGGACTACGTTCCTTTCTACCGTGAGGATCAGTTAGAAAAGGGCAAAGGTCCGAAAGAGTTTTTAAGAAACCTTCAGGTTCAGGCCAAGGAAAAGAAACTCAAGGGTTCGGATAAGCCGGTTGCTGACATCTTCGACAACATGGCCCGATGGACTCAGTACGCCGTCAAGCGGTCTGTGATGAACCGCCTAGCCTTGGCTAAGATCGATGCCGCCGTAGAGATGGGCATCGCCAAGAAGGTAGAGAAGCAAAAGCAGGGTGATAACAGTGTCCGGGTATGGAGGGACGGCAATGCAGAGTATTACAGCCTAGACGACCCCCTGTTCATGGACGCCTTCACCGGCCTTGAGAGTGTGGCAATCCCGTCTCTTAAATACTTTGCCAAACTATCTAACCTGCTGCGCCAGTCTGTGGTTCTGTATCCTTTCTTCTCGATATCTCAGGTTCCTCAGGACGCCTTTGCGGCCATGTTCTCCTCTGGCCTAAAGACTAGGTTCGCCCTGACCATCCCAGCCCGGGCGGTCAAAGAATTTGTCAAGACCATATTCAAGAGTAGTCAAACGCACAAAGAGTTGGAGAGGATTGGGGTAGTTGGTATCCGTGACTTTACGGCTGCGATCGCCCGTGAGGATGCAGAGATCTATGCTGGACTCAAGGCTCGCCCCGGGGTATTGAACAAGGTTAAGTCTGGCCTTGAGCACATTGCTATGGCTTCAGATAACGCTGTCCGTCAGGCGGTCTATGAGGCATCCATAGCCCAAGGGGTGAGCCGTGCCGAGGCTATTGAGAAAGCCTTTAACCTGATTAACTTCCGTAATCGCGGGAGCAGCAAAGAGTTGGCCGCAATGGGTCAAGTGATCCCATTCTTTAACGCCTACCTCGCAGCCCAGCACGTAGCCTATAGAACGATCTCAGGGGTAGGCATATCTCCGACTGAGCGTAAGGCAGCCCTTGGAACTCTGGCGGCCACCACGGCCTCTGTTATGGCTCTATCCTTGATCTACGCCATGATGGTTGGGGATGACGAGGACTATTTGAATAAGCCCTCGGTCATGCGTGATCGGCTGTTTATTATCCCCGGGACAGGTGTGACCATCCCAATCCGTTCAGATATCTTCTCTATCCCGAAGATTATTACTGAACATACATACATGCTTATGACAGACAACGGTGCATCCGATGGCCGTAAGTTCAGGGACTCCATGAAGGCCGCCTTGGGTAACGCCCTATTCAGCCCAACCGTGGTACCTCAGGCTATCAAGCCATTGGTTGAAGTCGGCATTAACTACAATTTCTTCCAAGGCCGCCCTCTGGTTGGAACCTACCAGAAAGGTCTGGAGACTGAGCGGCAGTTTAACGACAGCACATCAGAGTTGGCTAAGTTGTTTGGTCAGACCGGGGTAATATCCCCAATCGCGGCAGATCACCTGATACGGGGGATGCTGGGCTCGGTAGGGGGCCTTACCCTATACATGACTAACTTCGCCCTACACAACGATCCTTCAGTTCCTAGACCCGCTATGTCCATCAGAGAGGCTGCCGCCGCCCTGCCGGGTACCAGTGGGTTTTTGACCAAGGAGTACGAGACCGCCCTGAAGAATGATTTCTATGTCCTAAGGGATGAGGTATCTACGGCTGTCAATACCCTGAATGACCTGAAGAAGCGCAGCCCCCATGAGATTGAGCAGTTCTTGGCAGACGAGACCAACCTGACCCGTGTGGGCATGGCTAAGGCGGTCAATAAGATCACCAAGAACCTTACCGAGATTCGCCGGGAAATTTCCCGGGTCACAGCCGCTGACCAGATGTCTGCCTCAGAGAAGGCCGAGCAGATCCGGGAACTCAAGGCGATCGAGCGGGAGATCCTACAGAACATAGATCTGAAGTCCCTAAGGGAGATGGCTAATCTATAGGCAGGATGATGACAGTACAGCCGCCGCCCTTCTTTACCTCTTGGCGGATTACGTGTAACTCATCAATCTGGCTGTCGTTTTCGTAACAGCCTGCGTGTTCTAAGGCGTCTAGCAAAGCCTTTAAGACGTTATCAATATCCCTCTTTCTCTTGTCTGGTGGGAAGAGTGCCACATGGATAGCCAGCCTACCCTCCAGTGGTTCAACCTTTGCATCAGCCGCAGCCTCCGCTACAGCGATGCGAAATTCCTTGCCCTTCTTTCCAATAAATCTGTGCTTTCCTGACTGCCCCCAGTAGTGGTTAACACTAGGTATCCAAGGTAGTAACAGTTGAATGTGCAAGAAATTTTCTCCTAAGTTATTGATTTCATTAAATATTCTAACTATAACACCTGTTATAGTGACATTTTATAGCAGATGACAATCAATGGGTACAACCTGTTGACATGGTATTTATTTTACATCATAATTCAGTTGTCTATTGCTAGGAGAAAAACTTGAAACTTACCAATCGGTTCAACATACCGCAGACCTTTGTCAACATTTTGCACCGGCCTACCTATTCCAAGGGCAAGGCGCATCTCTCAGTAACACAGTTAATCAACAGCCCCAAGATTGTAGCCCTAACCAAGAAGTTCGATGACGAGATCGAGCAGGACGTTTCGGAGATGGTCTGGTCTATCTTTGGCACGGCTGTCCACGGCGTCCTAGAGCATGGCAAGGATGACAACCATAGGGTCGAGGAGCGCCTCCATGCCGAAGTCGATGGGTGGAATATCTCTGGGGCGATCGATCTACAGATCATTAATGAGGCCGGGATTGATATCCGGGACTACAAGACCACCTCCGTATGGGCGGTCATGAATGAGAAGATCGAGTGGGAGTACCAGTTAAACATCTATGCGTGGCTTGTTGAGACGGTCAAGAAGACGCCCGTGACCTCAGTGGGTATCGTAGCCATCATCCGGGATTGGAGCCGCAGGGATGCCGCTAATCGTGAGGGATACCCGGAGGCGCCGATCAAGGAGATCCCCATAAAACTATGGCCGATGGAAGAGCGGCTTTGCTTCATCCGTAGCCGGATCAATGAGCACTCGGCCTGTGAGTTTGCAATGGAGACCGAAGGCGACCTGCCTCCCTGTACGCCCGATGAGATGTGGGAAAAGCCAACCATGTGGGCGGTCAAGAAGACCGGCGGTGTCCGGGCTAAGTCTGTCCATGAGTCTGAAGAAGATGCCAATGCCGCCTTGGAGAAGGCCGGTAAGGGTTACGAGATCGAGGTGCGTCCGGGCAGTCGCACTCGGTGTGAAAGTTTCTGCCCAGTCAACCATCGTTGCCAGCAATGGCGCGAGTATCAGGAGAGCAAATGAAAACAAGAATTGAATTGATCTATGACTTTATGTTGGCTATTGCCGCCAACCCAAACATGATTCCTGACCCATTGGAATATCAGTGTTCTTCAGAGGAAAGCGAAGACGTATATCAAAGGGTTTTTGATTTAGCGGCTGGTTTAGCAGACAAATACTTGGAGAACGTATGACGCTAGAGCAACTTAGGAATATGGATATTCCGAGACTAGCCAATGAAGAGCAGGTGGGTGGAGACCACTACAAGAACAAGGCAATCCAGCCTTGGGATTACATTGCTTCAAATAACTTGGGGTACTTGGAGGGTTGCGTTATCAAGTATGTGTCTAGGTACAAGGAGAAGGGCGGGATACAGGATTTACAAAAGGCCGCCCATTACTTACAAAAATTAATGGAGGTAGAAAGTGAGCGTTTATAAAAAGTTGCAGGCCGCTAGGATCAAACTTCAGAACACGAAGTTAACCAAGTCCGGCAAGAATAAGTTTGCGGGGTACGAATACTTTGAACTGGGGGATTTCCTCCCGGCGATTCAGAATATCTGCCATGAGGCTGGGCTGTGTGGCGTGGTGTCTTACACCAATGATTTGGCCTACCTAAATATCTATGACGTTGAGACCAATGACTGCATAGTATTCACCTCCCCCATGTCTAAGGCCGAACTCAAGGGTTGTCATGATGTTCAGAACCTTGGTGCTGTGCAGACCTATCTGCGCCGCTATCTATGGACTGCTGCCTTTGAGATCGTTGAGCACGATGCCCTCGATGCCACAACAGGGAGCGTCAAGGCAGAACCCAAGGTAGAACCCAAGCCTCAGCCAAAGCCAGTAGTCAAGGAAGAGGGGCCAAAGGACTGGGGTATCAAAATAACAATGAAGCCCGCCGCCAATGAGGCTGACTGGTTTGATGCTGTATGGGCATCGACCACGACGCTACTGCGTTTTGCTGAGAAAGATCAAGATGTCATGGCTGTGTTCAAGGCTAACAAGTCTCTGTTTGACGAGGCCAAGTCACGGGATCCTGAGTGGTTCAAGAAGTTGATGGAAGAGTTCACCAAAGTTAAAAACAAATTTAAGGAAGAATAATGGCTTACATACCCAAACCAAACACCGGCACCCTTTGGCCCAACGAGTACAAGAAGTCAGATACCCACCCAGATATCAAGGGCGATATCCTGATTGAGAAGAGCCTGCTTCAGGCGTTGATCAGCAAGGGCGAAGACCCAGTAAAGATATCGATC